GATTTTTTGCTTCTGCTCTTTGTAATACACCTTTAACAATCAACTTTCCGTTGTTTTCTTTCATCGCCTCATTTATTTGAGTCGGTGTAATACTAAATGGTATATAATCTACGATAACTTGTTTCATTATTTTAAATTTCCTACTTTGTTTGCCATCTTGACTAATCTTTCTGAAATCTTAGTTAGGGCTTTATGTGTATTTTTCCAATAGTCTTCTGACTTCATTTTTAATTCTGTTTTTAATTTTAAATTCATTTTTACGGTTTTGTCTAACTCGTTTAATGCGTCTCTAATTTCTCTCATTGAACGACCAATCTTTTGTTTTGGTGTCATTGATTCGTCGTTTCTCCAATCGTGATAGCGACCTTCATTAATCTTTTGTAGTATCTTTGGGTCTTCCTTACCAAACATATCAATCAAAGTATCTTGTATTTCACCTCGTGAGTATTTCATTTGTTTGAATTGTCTTTTGGAATTATCAATTGCTTGAAAGATAGGCCCATATCCTTTTTGTTTCAACAACTTTTTCACGGCTGGTCTCATCTTTTCATTTACTGGTTTGTATCCACCTGCGTGTGTAATTTTTTTCTTTTTCTTTTTGTCTTTTTTTCTACCACCACTAAATGCATAAGGTGTAAAGTAATGACCTGGTCCACCTGGATAAGTTCCAGCTGTTCCTGTTGTTGATACTTCATCAAGTTCCTTAACAACTAATTGTCTGATAATTTCTTTTATCTTATTTAATTTTTCGCGATTGGACATTCTTGATTTCCTTAATTAATTCATAGTATCTCATTAATGCAACCACGTGTTTGTCTTTTACGACCTTACCTTTTGTAGCACTATCAGTATAATCGATAGCCTCTGATAATTTAATCTTTGTAATTTTATCGTTTACTTTTGGTAGTAATTTAGTTAGAGCTCGTTTGATTTTTGCCACTTCAGTATCGATAAATTCTTTTAATGAATTAGTATTAGATACATTGTTGATATATTCTTTCAACAAGTTTTTTTGATTTTCATTTAAAGACTTATACTTAGAATTAAATTTGTCAACAAGTAATTGATAACTCAATAATCTTAAATCTTTATCTTGATGTTTGTAATTTTCAGTAACTTTGTTGGATTTATGTGTTTTTTTATTATTACTAACAATATGCTCAGATATAGTGATTACTGAATCAGTTTTTTGAACTGGTCCGAAATCTTCTCTACCGGTTTCAGTTCCAAACACTTTATAGATTGAAGCCATAACTTTAAAGTTAGGTATTCTTGTATTAAAGAATTCTTTTATATCATAATTTTCTTTAATTGTTTTGATTAAATTATATTTTTCATTATTTAATCTACGATTAGATAACTTTCTACGACTTTTTATCACTGCTTCAACTAATGTTGCCGCATGCGAATTGTTTTTGTATTTTTTTTCTAATAAAACTTGATAAAGTGCGTATTCTTTACCCAATTCGGTGTTTTTATTAAAGAATTCTTTAAAAATCTTTACCGATTTTGGTTTCTTTGAATCATTTATCACGTCTGCCGTTATTTGACGAGACAACAATTCGTAAAGAATAGCAGTGTTCTTTATCTTGTTATGTTTAACATTTAAAGACATTTGAGCTCCAACTATTTTTACTTTTTATCAATAATAAATATAAAACTTTCAAGAAATCGGTATTAATCTTTACCCTTTTCTTCTTTATATTCATCATATTCTTTATTCATTTCATCTATTTTTTGAGTCTCATTAATCATAGCTTTTGACTTTTTCATACCCATTGTTTTTTTCAGTGCGTCGTAATGTGCTAATGCTAGTGGTCTTCTGTTTTTTTCTTGTTTCCCTAATGGGTCACGACCTCTTGCTCCACTATCTTTACCAGGTTTGTTCATTTCTGGTGGACGACCGCCTTGTTGGTCCTGTGGTCTGTCGTCTTCGCCTGAATCAGGAAATGGGTCAAAGATAGAACCTGCTAATGTATCCGGTGGTGTTTGGGGTGCGTCTGCTGCTACTCCCACGGCTGCCATATCACTTGGTGTTCCAATTGCATCTCCTGTTTCCATTGGGTCATTACCTTCCATTTCAATCTGTGAGTGTCTGAATTTCTGTTTTTGGTCTTCAATGATTTGATTTTCAATTTCAACTTTTTCTTTATCAGAAAAGTTAAACACATTATCATACACCCAATTATAAGGTAAAATTTTATCTTGTATCATATCACGAGCTAAACTTACTTTCTGTCCGAACAATTCAATCTTTTCTTGTTCATACATTGTTGAAGGACTTGCTAACTCTAATTCAAAGTTTACTAAGTCTTCATCTACATATCCTTGTGAATATAAGTGAACGACTGCAATCTTTGTTAACTCTGATACAACAATTCTTTGTATTCTTTCTATGGTTCTGGCAAATCTAACATCTTCTGCTGCTAATGTTGCTTTACCGCCGACGTTTTCATCAAATCCTAAGAATGCCTTTGGAACTCTTAGTGATGCTAATAATTTGTTTTTCAAATATTCAACGTCTTCTGTTGAATCATAATCAATACCACTCAACTCCTCTATGTTTGTTCCACTATCTCCACCTCGAACTGGCATAAAGAAATCTTCTGTTAAATTCTGTATATTGTATTTTAAATTATACTCACCTGTTGCCTCATCAATGATAGGTGTTTTTTTCATTTTGTTGATAATTCTTTGCATATAGTTATCAACCTCAGCTGGTGGTATATTACCAATATCAATCTTGAATACTCGTTTAGAAGGTGCTCTCATAATTCTGTGAATCAACATAGCGTCTTCCATAAGTGTTAATTGTTTCCAAATCTTTCTTGTAGATTCTACCATAGATTTTCCGTAAGGTAAGAAATTACTATCGTTTGCTAATCTAAAATGTGCGATTTGGAAGTTCTCAAATTCTATCTTTCCTTTACCACTTGGCTTTTGGCCGAAATACGGGTGAGCTCCTTCGATACTTTCTAAATAAAATTTAGTGTAGTAAGGATTTTCAGGGTCTTCTCCCTCGGAACGAACTACTTCATAAGGTGATAATGGAACTACATTTGTAATACCATACTTTTCACTAATGTCTAAGTGTAAGAAGAAATCTCCATACTTGACCATATTACGAACCCAAGGCCATAAATTGAACTCAATGTTCATTATATCATAGAATAAATTATTTAGAATATCTTTTATATTATCGTTGTCTGATTTGATATCAACTATTTGTCCATATTGACCTTTCATAGTTGACTCGTCTGAATATATATCTAATGCACTTGATATAATTGGGTCTGAATCCATTGATTCATAATCTTTAAACAATGCTAATCTTGCCGCCATAATTTGATGTACGGTAGAATATCCTGTTCCAACTAAATCTAAGTTGTTATGTAGTTTTGTATATCTATCAACTAAGTGTGATTTCACTTGTTTTTGCACTTGGTCTGTATCAGCGATTTTTAATTTTTTACCACCGACATTACGAACTATAACATTTGTTGCGAATAGTCGTCTTAGTCTACCAAATAATGTTGTATCAGCCATTTTTACCTCACTTTTATAAGAGCCACGTTAAGTCCTCTTTTTCTTTGCCTGTTTCCCACTCCCAAGAATCATTTTTATTAATGTCTTCTTGTGTGTATACACCCTCATTATCCATCATTTTGGATAGGGTTTTCTTTGTTAATTCCACTCCTTGTGTTCGTAATCTTAATGCTGTATCACGAACCCAAAGTCCAATAGCAAAAGACATAACAAGGTCATCATTGTATCCTCGCATAGCTTCTGCTCTATTATTAATATAAACGAAAGTTAGTAATTCGTCAATCAAACGATTACTACGAACCACTACACTTTCCTCTCTAAAAAATTCTTCTAACTTACTAATAATTAGTGGTCTGGTCTTAGAAGTCGTTGAAAAACCAGCAACCATTTTCTTTTCTTCACGATAATGTTTATTCGTTACTTGATGTTGAACATCAACATATTGTAAGTCTTTACTTGTATAAAATAGATTAGGATAATCCCTATCTATAATTTGTTGGATTGTCGCCCAACCAATATTATTGTTCTCTACTATAAGTAGAGCATCATTATATTCTGTTGCGACTGAAACCAACATATTTCCAAAATCTTTGGTATTTATTCTACCTTTGTATTCTGCGACTTGTGTTAAAGTTTCCAACTCAATAACGTGAAAAGCAGAATAGTCTGCACTATCTCCACGTCCAACGTCCGCACATACAATATAATCTTTTGAGTAATTTGGTTGTTCCCAAACCCACATATTACTATCGATACCTCTTTTTTCTACTGGCTCAATGCAATTTAGTTTTCTTAATTTTTCTAACACTACCGCATCAATTACTCCTGTACCAGATGTTAAGAAATCACAATCACATTCTTGGGCCGCTGAACTCGCTCCGAGTAAAGTATCTTGTTCTTTTCTCCAATCGTCATCTCTTTCTGGATGAACCGTCCAATGTAATTTGATTGGATTAAACATACCTGTTGCTTCTTCAGCTTCTACCCAATTTTTATGAAACCAATTACCTACACCATTTGGTGTTGATAATGCGATACAACTACCACCAGTAGTCAATGTGGATTGAGATGCTGTCCATATATCATCAATCTTATCAATAAATGCTGCCTCGTCTAATATCAATAATGATAGTGCCTCAGAACGAGCTGCTTCTGGACCACTTGATACTGCTTTAATCTGTGAACCATTCATATATCGTAGATTAAGTTTGTTATCCTCAACACACTTTTGTTTTAACCAACTTGGTAAATTTGCGTGCATAACACGAACTTTCGTAACCAAGTTTTTAGCAACCT